GTTCCAGCTTCGTTGATGTTCCCGCCTGCGCCGGTTTGAAACGCCAAAATCTTAGTTCCGTCGGTAATTCCTGTGCCACTTAGGGTTTGCCCTAATGCAATTGCGCCTGACGTAATGGCTGTAACTGTTAGGGTTGTCCCTGATATTGAGCCGGTAAATACTGCGCCGACTTGACCGCCTGCGCCGATAGTGTATTGCGTTTGACCTGACGTAACGGGAAAAATAATTTCCGTTTTGTAAAACGTCATCATATCCTCATTGCTCCATTGGTCAATAAGGTCGTTGAGCATTTCAAATGCATCTTGCGCCGCTTCGGGCGTAGGTGTTTCACCGGCTTCTAAAGCGCCAATGTCCTTAAGTGCGCGAGAAATGATGTCAATCGGGGCTGTCATGTCTGCTCCAGGGTAAACACTTGCGGTTTCCAAGGAGGCACAACAGAATTCGACTTACGCGCCAGTTGTTCCTCTAACGCCGATTTTATAACATTTATCCCGTCTTTGTAAGACTCAGCTTCAATCCAATCGGCAACCATTGCCTCGGTCACATCCACAAAAGGCGTTTTTAAGGTTGGCTCGTTAAAGTACCAGTTGCCTTCAGTCTCTACCGATTCATTGTCTACTTGGGCGGTAACATGGTATTTTGCATGAGTAATCAGCCCATCAACAGCGGAAATGTCAAGAATTTTCCATGTAAATATTGCCATTCTTAAACCTTTGGATATTTAGCTTTGATTGTTTGGCAATCGGCAATGTATTTGTCAATTTGTGCTTGGTCGCCCTTGACTACGCCATCAAGATAATCTGCCATTGGTGGGTACTCCATAGCCCGTTTTTGGGCATACCCATAGCCAGCAATTAATTGCTGATACTTAGCTGCGTTGATGCTGTCGGCCTCTGTTTGGGCAATGCTAACTTTGTCCCCAATAAAGTGATCTTGCGACCCATCTTCTTCATAGGCATAAATTATGTCGGCGCTGTCTTTAAAAAGTTTCATGTTTTTATCTCCACTCGTACCAGTAGGCAATAGATGTATTTGAACCGTTGATGATGGCGTATGTTGAGTTATTAGGAACCATCAAGAAAAATGGTGCTGTACCGCCGCCTCCAGTAGGTGTAGCTTGAACAATAGCCACAGTATTACCATCTATTTGTGCTGTAGTAATCAAAGTGCCAGAAGCAGAAGGCGACATCATTACAGAAATCGGTTTTCCTGTTGAGTTTGTGTAAGTGGTTCCAATTGCCCGTCCAGATAAAGAATAATTTGTAAGGGTTTGCCCAACTCCATAAGAAGAAACAGATGCCCAAGTTGGCGCAGCAGATGTGCCTCCAGAAATTAATGCTTGACCACTTGTTCCATAAGACGGAGTAGAACCCACGCCCAATGCTTGGCTGGTGTTAATAGTAATTGCTGTGGTTCCCGCACTTTTTAGAGTTAATGCCGTTGCCGCCGCCGATGTAATCGTGCTTCCGGTAAATGTTCCAGAAGCTGCCAAAGTTGTAAATGACCCCGCAGCAGGAGTGCTGCCGCCAATTGCGGGAGGATTTGCAAAATATGATGTAAAACCAGCGCCCGAAATGGTGCTAGATGCGCTTAATGTTGTGAATGCACCGCTATTAGCAGTTACCGAACCAATCGTTCCTGGTGCGGTGTAAATGCTTGATGCAAGCATTGTGCTTGATACAGTCCCCGTATCGCCGGTGGTGACCATTGTTCCCGTAGTAGCGGGCACAGCAATATCAAAAGTGGACGCGGTGCTAGGGCTATTTAAGTTTACTTGGCCACCAGCGGGCGATTGAAAAACTAAAGTAGACATAATTTATACCTTTTTATTACTGCTCTTGTTTTATCCAAGACAAAGATGTTTCGTCCCAAGTGTAACGCCCATCAGTTGGCATAGGCGTTGGCGCGTTCCACAGGCAAGTATCTTCATTCATCAACCAACTTGCGTAAGGTTGGGGCGGAATAAAGGCGTCACGGCCTTCGTCGTAAGTGTAACCAACGCCTGCATAATTTTTACGCAATGGCGTGCCGTTATTAGCATGAACACCGCCGTGAGTGTTGTAGCTAGTCTGAATCCAACCATTGCCCAACACGCCAGTGTCAATGAAATCTTGCTCGGCAACAATCACCTGGGTGACAATGCCATTTTCTATTTTTGCAAAATGTGCCATTTTAAGTCGTAAATGTGCCGGACGAAGTAAAGGTATGGATGGTATATCCACCGGAAGATGTAATCGTGCCGCCCGTAGCTTTTTGCGACCCAAGGTAACGAATAATCACAACGCCAGAACCGCCCGCAGCGCCATTAACAGTAACGGAAGTAGAACCACCACCACCGCCACCTCCGGTATTGGCCGTGCCTGCAACTGCGGCTGGGGTTGTAGCTGTTGCACCCGCACCACCGCCGCCGGAACCACCCGCACCGCCGCTTGCAGAACCGCCACCGCCGCCACCGCCAGCATAGGTGACACTTGAGCCGCTATAACTATTTGCAGTCCCCGCACCTCCTGCGCCGCCAGCTCCAGTTGCTGATGTTGATGTAGCACCTACTGCACTTGCGCCACCACCACCGCCAGCGGCATTTTGCCCGCCGCTACCATTGTCGCCTGTGCCACCATTGTTTCCTTGGCTTGGGCTTGTTGATGGGGTATTGCCGGAACCACCAGCGCGTGTTCCTCCATTAAACGAACCGCCACCGCCGCCGGAACCGCCATTGCCTCCTATGTTTCCATAATAAGCGCCATAACCGCCGCCTGTGGATGTGGTGCTGTTAAATATTGAATCGCTACCAGCGGTTCCATTTACACTGACAACACCTCCAGCACCGCCCGCGCCCACAGTAACTGTATAAGCATTTCCAAGCGTAACCGATACAGCAGTTGCGGTTCTAAAACCGCCTGCGCCTCCTCCTCCACCTACGTTGGCGCCGCCACCGCCGCCGCCACCTACAACCAAGTAATCAATAGAATATCCTTGCAATAAAGGAATCCAATATGTTCCGTTATACCCTTCAAATAAAGAGGTTGAAGTGTTATATCGAACCATTCCAGTAGTGGCTGTAGGTTGTTGAGCCGTAGTTCCTTTGGGAACAGTCAACGCACCCGTGCTGTTAAATGTGGCGTTTTGGCTTGTGTCTACAGTAATTGCTGTGGCTCCATTGGTGGCAACAGTAACCGCACCACCAGATGTAGCTATAGAAACATTGGATGTTCCATTGGCAATTGATGTAGGAGTGCCGCCGCTTGCCGCAGCCCATGTCGCCGTTGTGCCGTTAGATGTCAGCACATAAGTATTTGCGCCAATAGCCAACCTGGTTGCGCTGTTTGTGCCGTTACCAATAATCAGGTCGCCGGTTGTGGTGATTGGCGACAAAGCATTGAAAGCTGCGGATGCCGTAGTCTGTCCTGTGCCGCCATTAGCAACAGCGACCGTTCCCGTTACGTTTGCTGCATTACCACCAATGGAAAGGCTAGAAGCCGTGCCGGTCAATCCTGTGCCAGCGCCTGCAAACGATGTTGCACTCAAAACGCCCGTGCTAGGTACAAAACTTAGCTTGGTAGACGATGTGGTTGCGCCAACATTTCCGGTTGTAGCGGACGAAATGACGGGGTAATACGTTGAAACCGAACTGGTGTTATCGGTAATGGCAATGTTTGTGGCATTTGTGGCTGTAGTCGCCGATGTTGCCGTACTTGCATTGCCGGTCAGCGCCCCGACAAACGTCGTGCTGGTGACCGAGGTCAAGCCTGCAATTGTGGTGACCGTACCGCCCAAGCTGACCGCAGTTGAGCCGATAGTGATGGATGAATTGGTTAGCGCCGCATTAGGGATATTGGTGAGACTTGCGCCCGAGCCGCTAAACGTAGTGGCCGCCAGCAATCCGGTGCTTGGCGTATATTGCAGCTTAGTGGAACTAGTGTATTCCGTGGAAATTGTGCCGCTAGTTTGGTTCGCAAACAATGGATAACGTGCCGACGCGGTTGTTGTATCGTCCGTCACCGTTATGGATGCCGATGCCGTTGTCCAAGTTGGCGTGCCCGAACCAGCCGAGGTTAAGACTTGCCCAGAAGTGCCCGCCGCAGTAAACGAATAAGCCGTGCCCGTGCCGAACGCCACCGCGCCCGCAGTCGGAGTCGTTGTAGCATTTGTGCCTCCGTTCGCAATTGCAAGTGTTCCGACTACGCTGCCAGCCAAAACATACGAATTGGATTGGCTAACGTAAATCGCCCCATTGGGGCTGTTGGCATACGCAACAACGCCAATCTTCACCGGATACCCTGTCGGCGGGTAGGTGTTCATTAGCTGACCAGCAGAGTACGGGCTTACATAAACCGTGTCTCCCACCGTCATTGAACCAATGCTTAAACCATTTACTAAACCGGAAATGACCACATAACCGGCTGTTGCGTTAGGAATGTCCTGATTTGCCAATCCGATGGCATTTCCTGTGGTTTGCGTATCGGCTTTTGCCAATGCTACTAAAGGATAGGTAAACCCGCTAGAAGTTGACGTAATGTAGACCGGTGCGCCTTTGGAAATCGTGCTGCCGGTGTTGTTGTAAACCTTTAGCTGGGTCTCTTGACCAACGTGGATTGTGTTGTTCGTTACATCGTTGAAGTACGACAGCGCCTTTTGCGTGGAGTCATACCAAAGCCGACCTTCCGCATAGCTTGGCGCAGATGTTGATGTAAACGCGCCGTAATTGCTGACGGTTGGGTTAGCCAAAGTAACTGCGGTCAGCGTGGAAGCTGTAGCGCCAAGCGCAATCGACGTGCTGCCGATGGTCAGGCTTGAGTTAAGTAGGCCGCCATTGGGAATTCCGGTAATGTTTGTGCCGGTTAGTGTCGGGGTCGTTGTATAGCTTGGCGTTACACCACCAACAAGCACGCCTGTGCCGGTTGCAAGCATCGAAGTCGCGCCCGCGCTTGTCTGATAGGGAATAGACCCTGCTGCGCCGCCTGCGAGATTTGTGGCCGTTGTAGCGGTAGTGGCTGTGGTCGCAGTAGTCGCTGACCCCGCGGTGGTCGCATAAGTCGCGGTGGCCGCATTGCCGTTAATCGAGCCGCTAATCGTGTTTGTGACCGACAGGCTAGTCGAACTGAGCGTGGTAAACGCGCCGGTGGATGGCGTGATATTGCCGACCGGAGTGTTATTTAGCGCGGTGATTGCAATAGAAACACCGGAAATTGACCCGCCGGTGATGTTGACGTTGTTGGACGCAAAATTGTTGAATGTCGCTAGTCCGGTGCTTGAGATTGTCGTGAAAACGCCCGTTGATGGGGTCGTTGAGCCGATTGGGGATGAGTCAATCGTGCTGCCGACAATCGTGTCTGAATTGATAGGAGGGGAGAAAAACTCCCCGCCTGGGCCTACTAAGCCGACACAAACGCCCGTCTCACTAAAGATGCCCTGCACGGGCACGATATTGATAGTTTGCGTAAGTGCGGCAGAGGTCATTTTTCAAGGGGCAAAGCCCCGCCTTTTACGATTGGTCTGCCACAGGTGTGACGTACAAAAGAGATGGGCCAGCAGCCGCGCCGATTGCTCGGACATAAAACGGCGTGGTAGGCACAGCAAGAACAACAGGCGAAGTCATGCCCGC